ATTCGACTGATAAGATAGTTAAGGAGACGAAAACAAATAGAGCTGGTCATTGGATGAGTCAGCTGGCACCTGGAAAATATGTAGCTCTGTATGAGGGAGAATACGACGGAACCAAGTTAGTACCGGTTAATAAAAATTTCGAGGTTCCGGATTCACTAGAGGAAGGACAAAAATTCGTTGAGGTGGTTTAATGCCAATAGGTTCACATAGAGTTGTATCTGATATATTCAGTCTGGAAAATGTAGTTCAGCAGACTGGAGTTGTGCATGGAAAGAATATCCTAATAGATATGCTAAGGGATATTTTTGCCCAGGATCGTCAGTACAAATACGTGCAGGATGTTTTTGGATTTCCCAAAACACCGTCTCACTTAGGTCTTGATCCGGAAGCGGGTCTAGATGATACCAGTACCACTAGAGTTTTCATAGGCAGTACGTTTAGATATGACATAAAATTCAATCCGTCTATTATAGTTAAGAGCACTGGCAGCAGGTATGTTCCCATAGCCTTTAATCAGAACTTATTGTCGGTTATTAATAGGCGTGAATTATTGATAGACGGCTATGGAAACCAGACGGTCATTACCACTCCAGCATATCACACTTTGGCTGGAGCATGGGATCAGACTTTTGAGGTCAAGGTTATAGCTGAGAATGAAATGGATCGCGAGGAAATTGCTGATATTATAAAAGTAACCCTTATGGGAACTCGTCGTCGGGAGCTAGAGCGTGCCGGACTCCATATAAAGGTACTGTCTACTGGGGGCGAGACCGAAGAGAAGTACTCAAATGACTTCCTTTATATGATCTCTATTAATATAGATACAAGAAGTGAGTGGAAGGTTAGAATACCAATAAACGATGTCTGCGAGCGGATTGGAGTATGTTTAACATTTAGAACTATCGGTGGTTCTATAGCTGATGGCCTAACTATAAACGAGGAGATCACTACGGCAGATTTATTGTAAATCTATTAATATTACCACATTAGATGTAGACAGAAGTATACCCAAAATCGTGTATTATTGACGGAAGTATGCATAGTAATTGACGTTTTTTAGACCGGGGAATTTAAAGTAAGTGCGCAAGATAAACTAAAAGTTAATAGGAGCATTTAAAAATGGCAAATATTCCAGGCCTGAGCGGCTTTGTACAACCCGGCGTATTTTCACGAGTTAGAACTATCCGCCGATCCATTGCGATCCCAGGCGGATTGCGCATTCTAGCAATCGTAGGCTTAGGTCAAGCCGAAGAGACAGTTGTTTTGGAGGCAGAAGGTAGCGGCGCTGATGGCGTTAATCCTGATTTCCAGGCATCTAATGCTCCAGATGGCCGACACTTTCAGCTAGCAAGTATCAGTCTTACTGCACAAAGAACCGCTATACTGAAGAACGGCGTTCCTCTTACTGGAGTAGAGGCGACCATTGATACAAACGTATTTGATAGCAAGTATGGATTTAGACTAGAACCCGCAACGGGTAGAGTAGAGCTTCAGCGCGCGCACCTGGTAGATCAAGGTGGAACGTTTTTCGTACCTGGGTCAAGCAATGTTGGTGATGGCACAATTGCATCACTAGAGTTAATCGATGCAAACGCTCCCACAGAAACATGGACGCTAAGAGTTACCAGTGTAATTCGTGATGCGTACGGCGACCCACTTCCAGAGAATGCTGTTTTTACAGCTACTGGTTCTGAGTCAGGTCAGCCTGTTGATGCATACGGCGCTCCCGTTGTATTTTTAAGTGATGGCACAATTCGAGATAATGGTATTTTAAGAATGGCCATTACTGAGGGAGTGACTCCATTTGATCGTGGAGATAGATATACAATTCGTGTAGACAGTGGAGTTTTGGTTCGAGGAGATGTTCTAGAGGCCCGATATATTGCGGCAATCGATCTTAATGATCCAGAGTTCTTCATTGACTCAAACGCACTATTTGCTAAGCATGGCCAACCGACGGCGGCTAATACATTGTCGTTGGGCTCTGCTATGGCATTTGAGAATGGTTCATTCGGTGTTCTGGCTGTACAGGCTAAGCCTCCGACTCCCCGTAGAACAAGTGAGGTTTTGATAGCAAGTGATGATCTACTTACTGCTACGACTGAAGGATTCCCTCCAGTGGGCGCTCCGATTACCTCTTCAGATATAGAGGCATTTAGATACACTCTAGATGGTGGTGTCCCGGATACAGATTCTTCTGTTAACATTCTTATTATAGACCGCACTGATGGATCTGAAACACAAATCTTCCCAACAAAAGTTAGCTTCTTTGATGCTGTGATTACAGCTGATCCGTATAATAACTTTATAGATAGTCCGAATCATACATTTAGTTATACGGTTATTCTGGCTAGCGAGGTTGAGGACGAGGGAACTGATGGCTCAACGACTACGGGATCCAGTGTATTTACCGCTGATTCTGCATCGTTTGCTTCGGTTAACTTGGTTACCGGAGAGTCTGATACTCTTAAGCAGATTAGAGTTTTCAACAGAGATAAGTTTGGAAATGACACTAGCGATGTAGCAGGTACTTATGATATCTCTACCGTCGGTGATGGAACTGGTGATGACTCACTAGTTACACTAACTAATCCATCTGAGGGTGGCACGCTACCATTTACTAGAACATTTACTGATCTGGTTTGGGAGCTTGTTGATCCTGCGGACACATCGGCTAGATTGCTGTTGACGACCGACCTATCAACAGGTGGAACTATCAGCGTTCGTGACGGGATAAGAGCTACCTACATTGATGCTGAGGATGCTGACTTCTTTGATAGCAACTGGGCTGCGGCATACGAGGCACTAGAGGCGGTTAACTGCCAGATTGTTGTTCCGTTGCCGGATAGTTCGTTTAGTGCAATTCAGCAAGCTGGACGGGCTCATGTTGAGCTTATGAGTAATACTGCTAACCAACGAGAGCGCGTGCTGTTAACTGGTGCACAAACTGGTGTTACTAATGCGGCGTTGGCTGGAAGAGAGCTGGTGGCCGTAGAAGATATCGGTGTCGTTGAAGGAATTCAGGGAGATGCTGCAGATGAGCTTCTTGCTGGAGACATTGAGGATCTTCAGGACTTCAGCGTTGTAACCAATTATGGTGGAACATTTAGAGTTCTGTACCTGTGGCCTGACCAGATTGTTAGGGTAATCTCAGGAACCAGAACATTCCTACATGGATTCTATATGGCTGCAGCTGCTGGTGGGTTCTTATCCGCACAGCAAAACGTTGCCATCCCACTGACTCGTAAGGTTCTAATTGGATTTACAATCCTACGTGATAGACTGCTATCTCCATCTCTAGCTAACGAGCTAGGCAATGTTGGTGTTGCAGTTGTTACACCGGTTGTAGGTGGCGGACAGGTATTGTTGGGTAAAACAACAACTTCTGGCGGCCAAGCTGCAGAAGAAGAGCTTTCGGTTGTGTTCATTCGTGATCGTACAGCTACAGTGCTAAGAGATGTACTACGTGGATTTATCGGAATACCCGAAGATCCTACTCTAACTGCATCTATCACTACAGTTGTTACTAAGGCCCTTCAGGCTTTGGCAACTCAAGGATTGTTAGTAAACTTCAGAAACCTAAATGTCACTAGAGACGCGGTTGAACCACGACAATGGAATGTAAGTGTTGAAGTTCAGCCTGCATTCCCGGTTAACTGGATCTTCGTTGACATTAGCGTAGGAGTTTTCTAAACACATCTAGATTGTAAGATAATTTAATTAGGAGATAAACTAATATGACACTCACACAAACTCCAAATACTCAATCTCAGTTGGATAATTCTGATGGTGCTAGTCGTACCAACTCAACGCTATCAACTCAGATTATTATTAAGGTTGGTAACAATCCGGTCGGCGCGTTGCAAGGCTTAACGGTCTCGCAAACTCGTAACCTGGAGCGTATCAAGGAGGTTGGAACTGATGGTATCATTGAAATTGTTCCTAACCAAGCTACAACGTATGATCTGAGAGCAGAGCGAGTTGTGTTCGATCAGCTACGCCTTACGGAGGCATTCTCCAGAGGGTTCAGATTCATCGGCGCACAGCGTATTCCATTTGATATTGAAATTATGGATATCAGCTTTACTGGTGAAAACGTAGATATTTCAACTGGCCCTGAGGGCATAGTGGCAATGACCTATAAGAATTGTTGGTTTACCAACTATGAGACACCATATCGAGCAGATAACTATGTTATTACTGAAACTGCTAGTATTTGGGCAGAAACTGCATTCCTCACTGGTCCTGCTGCTGAAGAAGATATCCCGAATAGTGGTGGTATACGTGGGCTACAAGCTTCAACTGATGGTGGAGGAGTTGAAAGACAAGTTAACTCCGGCAAGCGTCTTGGTTCTCTTGATGCCTCTGGTTTGGTTAATTCATTCTTTGAACGCACCGAGGCCTAAACAGTAAAGAATCCAAATGAGTAAGTTCCCACCAATCACTATTTACCCAAATAAATACGAACATTCATGTGCCCGATTTAAGGTAGTCGGGCAGGTGTATGCTTCATCACACATCCGTTAAAATACAGGAGGAAAGTTATGGTTAAGATAACACATCCATCGATGCGTAAAAGTAGAGATCCGGCGGCACCTATTGCTGCGCCAAAAACATATATAGTAGATGACCCCACCGAGGAGCGAGTAGACGAAATGCCTATGCATGACGATCTAGACGATCACCTTAGTCAATTTGAGAAGCCGAAGTCACCTGTGCCACAGTATTCTGATAACTCTGCACAATTTCCAATCCCAGAGGGTAAGCCTGTGGACAAAAGCAGAACTTTGGAAAATCTCATTTTTATGGGACGGGCAACAAAAGAAGTTGAAATAATGGGGCACAAATTCGAGTTGAGTACTATGACTCATCGAGAGCACAGCCAAGTTGTAAAAATGATGTATAGTTTTGGCGACGCAGCAGATTTGTTTACCATAAGAATTTTAACTCTAGCTAATGCGTTGAGATCAGTTGACGATGTAGATATAAATGAAATACATATAGATGGTGAGTTCGAAAGTGATTATCATCGTAGAATGTCCATTGTTGACAACATTCAGTTGGCGATAGTATCTAAATTACATGACGAGTACGAGCAACTAGTAGAGGATAGTAATACACTACTAGAAGATGGCGACGAAATAAAAAAATCGTAGAGGAGCCCTGGCATCGGCTCCGCTGGAAACTTTGTAAAGTGTGGAATGTGCCCGTAGACCACGAAATGTTTAGCCGCATAAATCTGGGGCAGTGGCATTGGTATCTCCACAATTTCATAAAAGACGAGGAAGAGGGGTACTCTAAAAGACGAGATATGACTGAGTACCTGGCTAGTTTCTCTAATCCTGAGGCAGTTCAAAGAATTAGGGGCGCCAGAGATGATTCAGTCAAGGTGTCCGATAAGGAATTTGGACAAGGTATGAAGCATATCTTTGGGCGTGAGTTCCCAAAGGACATGAAGCGCGGTGATGGAAAAATGCACGCGGCTAGTCCTAAATCTGTAATGAAGGGTTTACAAGATGGTGGCGAAAGCAGCACAACATATAAAGACTGGATGGATGTAAATTTGGAGTAAATGAATGGCTGACGCGACAGATACTGGCCCCATAATAGACGACGAGGCGATTAACAATATAAATGCTGCTGCTAGCGGTGCCGAAACTCTGGCTAAAAATCTTGATGATGCTGTAGCCGGCGGAGCCAAGTTCACAGCTATTATTGGTAGCTCTGATATGGCCAGCCAGCTTAATTCGACTATGGGTGCCTTTAGTAAAGCGAGTGGCGAGCTTAAGAAAAACTCTAATATAAAACTTAATGTTGAGGGTAATATTGATCAAGCGACCTCAAGAGCTAGCGCCAGTATGACCAATCTGGGTAAATCTAGCAAGGGCGCAGCCGATGCGACTGGAGTCGTATATAAGGATTTAAAGAATCTTCTTGGATCTGGCGGCCCTGTTATGGCTGCATTTGCTGTAAAGAAGGGAGTAGGTGAGTTTAGTAACGTAATAGAGAATTTGCAGAAACCGTTGTTAGCCGCAAGGCGACAGGCATTACAGCTTGGAATTAACCTAGGTGCTACTTTTAAAGATGCTAATAAGGGCGTCAATGCATTTAGTAAAAGTATGACTGAAACAACTCGTACCACGAATACACTGTCAGATGAGGTATATAAAGTTCAAGATGCCATGAAGGAGTCTCTTGGGTCGTCTGAACAGTTTATGAATCTGTCGAATCTAGAGTCGGCGCATGTAAAGTTAAAGACATCTATTAACGCAGTCAATGCTGCTATTTTAGTTGGTGCAGCTACAGGGACTGACCCAGGTGCTGTTGCCGGCCTAATAAATACAGCTGTAATGGAATTTAACGATAATGCGGATGAAGCTGTGCTTAACCTTGGTCATATACGCTCAGCGGCTGAGGGGTCAGGCTTTAGCTTTCAAAAAACAGCAGAAACGGTAATGGAAGCAACTCAATCTATTAAACTGTGGGGAGGCTCAGTTAATGCTGTTACTCCTATTTTCAATACGTTTTCCGAAAGCTTGAGTGCTATTGGAAAAGGAAAATTTGCGCCGGATCTGGTCAAGAAATTTGTGGGCGGGTTAGGCGGCATGGATTTATCAACACGAGCATTCATGGGTATGCAGACACCAGGTGTATCAGGAAAAGGTGCACTGGGCGCGGGGCTTGAGATGGAGGCCGCACTAGAGGGTGGCCCAGAGGGAATGGAAAAAATAATGGAAAGCTTCACCAGCACATTAAAGCAGTTTGGTGGTGGTGGGGGAATAATAACACGAGAAGAAGCTATAGCTGATCCTGGTCTAGAGATGCAATTTGTTCTTCAGAGAAAGCTACTTATGCAAACAGCCGGGGTTAGTCAGCAAGAAGCAACACAAATGATGCATGTTTTAAAGTCTATTGATGAAGGCGGCATGAAGGGCACTCAGGATGCAAAAGAAAAGTTTAATGAGCTTATGGGATCAGGCGAGGCTGTACAAGAACAGACAACAGATCTAATGGTGAAGGCTCAGGTGAGAGTGGAGTCGCAGGTACTTAGTTCTGGTGAAGATATTGTTAGCTCTGTGAATAGCCTTGCTGAGGGGCTTGGTGTTGACAGAGCCATTGGAGGCGCTAGTAAGCAGTTTGATGTTGTTAATCAGCGTGGAAAGTTTAGAGCCGGAGATATAAAGGATGCCGAGGATAGAGTATCAGGGGCAAATATTAGTGCAAGGAATGCTAGGTCTAGATTGGATGCTATGGCGCCAGATGATCCCAAGCGCAAGCAGGCAGTCGAGCGACTAGTTGGTGCCCAGCGAAATGTAAAAAATGCCAATCTTGCGCTAGAGATGACCGAGTTGCGAAAGTCTATGCGCGACAATGCTATAGCTGCCAAGAAGGCTGGCGAAATGTATATTGAGGGTGTTGGGGACGTTACCAAGAAAGAGCGAAATCAGATGGCTGCTGGTAAACTTCCACCAAGGGTTATGGCGGATATGGTTGGAACAGTTTCCGGCGCACTGGGCAAAGCTATTGATGCCTCAATAGGATCTAAAGAGCCCCGTGATACAACGCCTACTGTTCGTGATATAGATAGGTCTAAAGAACCTCGTGAGCCAACACCTGCTGCTCGTGGTACAGATGACAGGCCTACATCTTCATTGGGCCAGCAATTTCAACGTACCAGTGTAGCTGTTAGAGATATGAGGTCTGGTGGAATATCGGACGAACAAGTTCAAGAGCTTATTAAAAAGTTTAACGAAGTGACGGCCTCGCTAAAAGAAAAAGAGCCTGAACAGCGTGATCTTCTACCGGCAATCAATAGAGGCAGGTTCTCCGATCAGCCAGGTGTAGGTCCTAAGTTGCCAGCGCCAGATCAGTTTCCACAGGCTCCAGTGAACAAGGTAGTAGCTGTGGAAGAAAAGAGAAAATTGAGTGTGGACTTCGGTCCTGTTGATTTAGATGTAAAGATAAATGTCATCGGGGGAGAAGAGTCTGTAAAGATTACGATAGATAAAGAGGCAATGTCAAAAAAGATTAAGGGCGAAATTAAACACGAGAAGAATGTAACAGGACTTGAACGCTAATAGCGAGGAGTATATATGTCTAACTTCAGAACAGGTATGGCAGGCGCTGCGGCATCGGCATCAGCGGCAGGCGATAATATAAAGGGGCCACACGCACTTGCAGTAGAACAAGCTGGAGCTGTTGGTGATGCACTGAGCGCTTTATCATCTGGTCCAAATGTACGTATGGCCAATGGGATATCTAATCGTAATAGACAGGTTATGACGTGGCGATTACCAAATGGGACCAATGTACAAATGTATATAAATCCAGAAGAGTTTTCTGTTAATGAATCTAAACAGATAGAGGCTACTCGTACTAAGGGCGGATTTGTAGTACAGTACTGGGGTGATAATTTGACAGAGCTTACTTTAAGAGGGACTACTGGTTCTGCTGGGGTTGCCGGAATTAATGTGCTGCGAGATATTTATAGAGCAGAGAACAGAACGTTTGAGCTAGTTGCTGCTACACAATTACAGGAATTACATGATGAAACTGCCCAGCTTGAAAGTAGTGAGGCTGGTAATGCAATCGAGAGAATATCAAAAGCTATACGACGAAGAAATTTTATTCTACGTCCGTCGCTAGCGTCATTGGCTTTAAGCGTGATGTTGTTTTATCAAGGGGTTCAGTACCGAGGATATTTCAAGGCATTCACTATGAACGAAAGTATTAATAAGCTAGGGTTATTTGATTACAATATATCATTTACTGCAACTGAGATTAGAGGAAAGCGTGATAACTTTATGCCGTGGCATCGTGAGCCTCTTGCTGATGATTTGAGTGGACAATTGTTGAATGCTACGGGCAATGCAATACGAAGTGCTATTGGGCTACAGCAACAAGCTCCGCAGCAATTCCACCCGGAGAATGCTCCGTACACATTTGGTGGAAGCTCGTTATTATCGCAGGCCGGTGTGGATGCCTCAGGGGCAATTTCAAGTTCTAGTATACGAAGTGGATTACTAATATAAGGATTTAAAAATGGCAGTTATTTTTGGCAGTGATGCTGGGGTAAGAGAAAATCATGCAGAGAGCTTTTCTACTAAGATGACACAGGAGTTTAGTAGAATAAAAGAAGGCATAACAGATAACTTTAACAGGCTATCTGGAAAGCCAGGCGGAATTCCTCGGCCACAAAAGGAAAATGTATTTGTAGACTCTGGGTTCTCCAATGTTCCCGGTACAGCATTCTTGGGATCAACCGTTGACAATGTTGACGATATCCAAACTAGGCGCATTACTACTCAGGAACCGCATCTTACTGTATATATTAAGAAAAGAGCATTTTGGTCGCTGCGGGCCGAAAATGATACTAGATTTATGGATAGTGGCGAGAAGCTATACCTAAGGGCCACAAAGATATTATTTGAGAAGAAATGCTCGCAGCTAGCAGCATACGAAGCTTTGACCAAGCTATCAAGATTGGTGTCAGAAGATTCTGAGTTTGATGCCTTACCAGTCGATCAAACCAGGGAAATACTTAGAGAGTTTAATAGAAATTCTATAGATGTTGCTGAGACAGAGCTAAAGACATTGAGTGGAGATGCCTCTGTACTAAAACAACTTGAGATTAATGGACTGAAGAGCGACATTTCAGATCTAGAGGATATGTTAGAAAGTATGCAACAAGTAGCCGATATGGTTAGAAAAACTAGTCACGCAACACAAACTAACTGGGTTGTTGATGGTGATGATGCTGATGTAGTAAATGTCGGAAGAGGTAGCGGGGTTATTGAGTTAACACTGGTGAGTGATATGAATTCGTCGCTAGGCATTGAGGGTGATGAGGGAAGTGTATCATTCACAGTTCAGGATCCTTATAATCTTACTAAAATATCTACTGATGATGTTGAAACGTCTCTTAGTGCTGCAACCCGGGAACAGGCAAGTATAACAAAGAAGTTTGATGATCTATTTAATGGTATTGGTAGTATAGATGGATTGATAGGCGGTGCCAACAGGGGGCCAGCTGCTATACTTGAAGAAGTGCGGGAGAAGGATAATGAGCTAAAGAAGTTGCGAAAAAACAAGATAGCTAATAATTTTGGGCTTGGGCAGAATGCCGCGCCACTAACAACATCCGATGCTACAGAAATAATTTTCGAAATTAACCCAACATCTATAGCGTCTAACAAAGTTACTGGATCTGTGGCAACCATACCGGAGCCATTCAATAAAGATAACTTTCGCATTGTTCTAGGGCAGCTCCCAGTAGAAGAGCGTCTAGGTGTAGAAGAAGACAGGCTGGTAACAAGAATCTTTAATCTTCTGGACTTATATGTTGCTAAAGTTGAGTCGATGAATAGATCTATTAAGGCTGACAATAAGAATGATGATGTGATATATGCTCGCCGCCAGCTCAGATCGCACTATTTGGGTAAGTCTATAGTTCAGCCTATGGACGGCATCCACATGTATATAAGGAGCAAGACTAGGAAGCCTGGCGAATTAATCGGCCCATTAAATTCACTGCTTAACAATAACAAGTTTGTGAAATTGTTTGCAGATGACGAAGAGGTTAATAGCGCTATAGTAAGAGAAGAAATGAAGCAGTTTGGTCTAGATGAAATAGATCTATCCGAACAGCATTATAAGGACATGCGATCAAGCAGTATGCTTAGGAACGCCGGAATGCATGTGTTTGGTGGATTAGTATCTAATGTTACAGAGAGTTATAACGGCGGCATATACACACTGAATGTAAGTGGGCATAGTAATCTAAAGTGGTTAAGACTATCTCGCGTAAATGTTAGGCCAAGTCTTGATCAAACACAGGGTGTTCTTGAGGATCCACTGACCCCTTTTGAAATTAAGACTGATCCTGCTACTGGTTTAATTGTAGAGGAGCCTGAGCTTATACAGATAAATAAGCTAAGGCTAGATATATTGAATCACAATCAGACTCAGCACGCAGGCACTAAGTTGTCGACTGATGATGCTGCCGATTACACTGATGATGGTTCTGGCGGAGAGCCGCAGAAAGTATTGCCGCATGTTCCTGGATTAACTTATAAGTGGAAACAGGGTGTCATGGTTGCTACAAGAAATGTTAATTTGAAGACTGCGTTAGATGGTAGCCCCAACCAGCTAGCAAAATTTAGGCGCGAAGTAGGCATGACTATAACAGAAACGCCATTTGCCAACTTAGATGCAGCAGATGTCGTGAGTTTACTGGTCACCGGGTTTCCGCACAATTACGAGTCATTTTTTGAGAACGCTCGTGTCACAGGATCATTTAATGATAATGTGCAGAACAACTCCCCTCAAAGCTATTTTCATTCATTTTTTGATATACAGCGGTCAACAAATCGCGCCCTGGGTAATTTTCACCCCTTCAAGACTATGGATGTTGATCAGAAGCAAATGGCGAATAGGTTACGGATACAGTCTGATTTGCGAAATGATTCTTCTGAGCTTAGAACTCTTAGAAAAGAACTCGCTGAATTACAGGATGAGCTTGCGTCACTAGATGTAAGCATAGAACGAGCACCAAATATAAATAATGATAGGTTCGCACAATCAATACAAACAACCATTGAGTCTTTGGTTGCCGGTATTAATCAGAAAAAGGGGGCTATAACCAGAAGGGTAGTTGATTTTAAAAAAATTACTGGCAAGGACGGCCCTGCTGAACTAGCTGGATTAAGAGTGTATGGCAATGATATATCACTTGATTTTGAGGTGACCGGCGTAGCTAGTGAGCAGGACGCTACTGACGAACGAAGAAAAACTATACAGCTTAGTAATAAATTGTTACGCCTTAGAACTCAGTTCAATTGTAAATTCAATAATGATAAAAATTTATTTATAGTTGCCGATGAGTATGATAAAGACTTAGACATACAGGCTTTTGTGTTGAATTCGATAGGTAGTCAGGAGATTCCATTATGGAATAGTGAATACGCCGTTCCGCTGGAGACTTGTCAGAAAGTTGCAAAGACGCTAGATTTCGAATTCTTTTGTGATACACAGGGGCACATAAGATTTAAGCCTCCAACTTATAATAAGGTTCCACTATCGCTAATATTGAAGCTATTTCTACTTGATCATTCTGAGGGTAAGCAGCTATTCCCTTCGTTTTTACGTAATTTATTTACAACCAAAGCTGCGGGTCTTGAGGATGAAATAGATATAGTTGATCAAGAAATAGAAATAGAGGCTGTGTTATTAAATATAGATATATTTGGTAGGTCAACGGGTTTCGTAGCTGACCAGATACAGGAAAATATTATAAGCCCTACAGAGTCAGAAGCTCTCGGCGGCCAGTTTACACTGAATATTAATGCTGCATCAGGCAGTGCGGCCAGAACGCTTATAGATGCTAGAAACAGACTTACTACAAAGATTGGTGGAAAAATTATAGATCCAGATAATCCAAATAATATTGCTGATGCTGTAACTGAGCTTGCTGCGCTAAATGATCCGTCTAGTCAAAATGTAAATTCCAGTAGGCTAAGTCATATTAATCGAATATCGCAGCTCGTTAGTCGTCGGCAAAGGCTAGCTAACGAAAAGGTAAAGGCAGATCAACAGAGGGACACTGTAAATAAGACTAACATACCTCGGGACAGTGATTTTAAAAAGAAGGTAACCAGTACATTCGGCAACCTTATTGCTGATGACTTGCACGATTTTCTTGGCCCAGGGTCAGCAAGTAGGTTTATAATCTATGATGATCAGATAATTGACTATAAGTTTTCTGAATCTGACGACAATGTGATCTGCAGGGTGAACGTTACTGGGCAGCAGGATTTGACGGGCGATAAACCAGGAGATCTTGCTGGAGTTCCTGTGCTGTGGGCAGGCGGAACGGATTTTGATTTATGGCGGCAGTACGGATATCGTCCGCTACAAGAACACCAGAAGCCATTTTTCAAAAATGCTGAGGCTCAGTGTGCGCCGTACGTATTATTTCTATTAAGTCGTGCTAGACGAGATATAGTTCGTGGCACTGTTACACTATATGGAAATGAATACTATCAACTCGGGGATGTTGTTTATATAAACTCCAGAGATATGTTATATTATGTAACAGGAATATCTCATAATTTTTCCTATGCTGGTGGAACATTCACAACAACTCTAACACTTAGGTATGGCCATCCACTTGGAGAGTACAT